GTTTGATCATAATTTTTGTAATCTCCCTCAAACAAAACTGGTGAAAAACCACGTAAAGTGGTAATAAATCTATGAGCATCTTGATGAATGTTAATTCCAACGGACGTACAAAAAATGTCGTTGTGTTCGACCATTAACGTGTAAAATGGTGCTAAAAACATGCGAGTTATTATTAAACTCTCAAGAGAGTTAACAAAAAACAAACGCGTGTTTCCAGCGCGGACTTTGGCAATCGAACGAGGTTCGTCTTTCAAAGCGCCATGGTAAACAAAATGAGCGGAGCAATTTTTCTTATACTCTTTCAATGCTCTAACAATTTTTTCCTGAACGAACTCCGTAGGAGCTCTTATCTCACCCTCTATGAGGGGCAAATGTACTGCCTTCTTTTTACCAAATCCAAACCCTGCCGAAGTAGAGGTATTTATTCGTCGTAAAAAGGCATCTTCGGTAGACCCATTTATTGCTGTTTGAATGTCTAAAGGTCTCAACTCTGTAACTTGCTTTGAACGCAATTGTCCCACAAAACGATGGGTAAGTTCTTGTATAACCCTATCTAAAGTATCCAGCTTACAATGACCTCGAATATGGGCCAAACCTCGAAAAGCGTTGTTATACGGAGATAAATACTCACCGTTTTCTATCTTGGGATACATTAACGGTTTGTGCATCTCTTTAAACTCATGCTTGGGAAAAACTCTCTCCAATAAGTTCTTATAATCAGCATAAAATGGGTATTTACGTAACTTACTATGCTTGGGCAAATTGGCATCAACTGGAAACTTGCCATGATAGGTTACATTCTTCTCAACCTCATATCTTATTACCGATTTGGATGAAGGTTCTACCAAATTTAATAAAAGAGGATCACAAACAGCGGATTCACTAACAACGTTGATGAATGGATTAATTTTATTAATTTCAGCAATGGCAATATCTAAGTCTTGTTTAAGCAAAACAGTTGCGGAACATGTGTCCTTCTCAACGTTTGCAAAATGTATTCCAGCTACTAAGCTATTGCCACCTAGATTTATCACCAAAGGCAATCCACACAAGCCTGCACAATGTCCTTCATAAGTGTAATGAAAGGCCTCAGTGACTAATTGATCACAACCTGAAAGAGACTTAAATCTATGGTTAGCATTGACACGTGTGACTTCGAGATCGCGCTGTCCTATGCGTCCTGCGCACTTACGCTTAGTATCGACAGGACAACCAAACAGATGGCGCAAATCTCTAAATCGCAAGCCCCTAACGCGTATTAAAACCATGTCGCTTCCCATGTCGTAACAATCGCGAGATGTTAAATGATAAGTGGGTGTCCATTCTTTCACATCATGTATAAAATAAGCGCACTTAGAAACAGCCAACTCTATATTGACTCCATCTAGA